CTATACACGTTTAACACAAAACACAGAGAGCTCAATATGTTCTATACTGACGATCCAAAAGGATTTCAAGTATCAGGTTCAACTTTAAAAAGGTTTGATAAAGAGCAATCTATAAAGATTAGGTTGAGAAAACCTAATGACATTCTACCTTTGGTACTGAACAAAACTCCTATTCAACTCCAAAAAGAGCTATCAGCTCTTAAGACCAAAGTTCAAGTACCAAATGGTAGAATCAATAATGATACAATATTATTAAGGGTTTTAGACAAATGAAGTTAGAAGATCAATTTTTAACTAAGTCTAAATTTACAAAGCTTATCGAAAAAACGGTAGCCGAACTTAAGATACCATACATGGATGCTATTATAAAAGTTTGTGAAACCAATGAGATTGAGATAGATGATGTAAAGAAATTTATATCGCCTGTCATCAAAGATAAGCTTGAGGCAGAGGCAATGGACTTAAACTTCTTACCAAAGAAGACCTCCATTGACGAGTCTTTATTTGAATAGTGTTATATATAGTACTATACAAAAATATATTTCAGTTAATATTTCAGCAATAAGGAGACAATACGATGTCATTTGAAACTTTAAAGCGCAATAGAGGCGCGAACATTTCCAAAATAGTACAAGCCGCTCAAGCCACTAATACTGGCGAGACAAAGTCATATGTTGATGAGCGCATTTGGAAGCCAACTGTCGATAAGGCAGGTAATGGTTATGCTGTACTTAGATTTCTCCCTGGTAAAGATGGAGATATTCCTTTCGTAAGATACTGGGATCATGGGTTCAAAGGACCTACTGGTTTATGGTATATCGAAAACTCATTAACTTCAATTGGTCAAACTGATCCAGTTGGAGAACTTAACTCAAAGCTTTGGAACTCTGGTATCGAGTCTGATAAAGAAAAAGCTCGTGCTCAAAAGAGAAGATTGCATTATGTAACTAACGTGTATGTCGTTAGTGATTCATCAGCACCGCAAAACGAAGGTAAGGTATTTCTATACAAGTTTGGTAAGAAGATCTTCGATAAGATATTCGATCAAATGAATCCTGAATTTGCAGATGAAACCCCTGTAGATCCATTCGATTTCTGGGAAGGTGCAGACTTCAAGCTTAAGATAAGAAACGTAGAAGGTTATAGAAACTATGATAAGTCAGAGTTCTCTTCTCCTGCTGCGTTATTAGACGGTTCTGAAGATAAACTTAAAGAAGTGTATGAACAAATGCACGACTTAACTGAGTTTACTAATCCAAAGAACTACAAGACTTATGATGAACTTAAGACTAAGTTAGGAAAAGTTCTTGGTGAACAAGCTAATGCTGGTTCTTACATGATGAGAGAAGAAGTAAAGATTAATGAGCCAGTAGCTGCAGTAGAACCTGTAACTGCTGAAGAAGTATCTGAAGAAGATCAAGATACTATGTCTTACTTCGCTAAATTAGCAAAAGAAGATTAATCACCAGGGAGTCTCCCTGCAAACTGATCTTCAGTATTAATAGTCAAACCGTCGTTTATCACGGCGGTTTGATAATTATTTGTAGACTGATCTTTTAAGTCTGTATAATTAACACCACCAGGGTTTCCACCATCTCTAACCGTAGGACTTCCACCTCCTAGCCCAGGACCTGTAGTTAAAATCTTTGGCTCTTGAGACCCAGGACGTACTGTTGTTCTACCAAGTACAAAATTTGCTTGTTCTATCTTTTCTACTAATTGATCTAATTTTAAATCTGGATTAAGTATGCCACCAGATCCTTTTGGTCCAAAGTCAACTTCTCTTATTCCATCAAAGTATCCTTCACCGATCTTACCGCCATTAGCCATGACTTCTAATAATTTATAACTATCACCTAGACTCTTTGCTAATGAGTTGAGATCTTTCTTGAATCTGTCTATTTGTATTTCACTTAGTACTTTAAAAGAATCAGCAAATTTCTGTATGGCATTTCCGATCAATCCCAATCTGTTGACTACGCTAGCGTCTAGATCTTTTAATGGAGTTAGAGAATCTACTATTGCTGCTATTTGGCCTTTACGAGCTTTGTTTTGATCTGTCTCTAGATTAGTACCAAATAAAAAATTAATAGCTCCTTTAACTCCACTAACTAGACTATCAGCTACCGAGGCTAAGCCTTGACTACCAAAAAGAAGTAATAAAGAAGGACCAATGCCAGCCACTGCTTTTACTTTTTTACCTATATCTGCATCGACTTTGTTGAATTCGTTTAAACCTTCAGCAACGTTTTTCATTATTACTTTAAGGCCGTCTCCTGTCACTCCCATCTTTCCGAATAAACCACCTACACCAGCCATGGCACCAAGAAATCCTGCGACTCCAGCACCTATCGCTGTCATGCCAATAGCTGCAAAACCAGCTAATGGCGCGCCAAATAATCCTATCGCAGCACCGGTTCCCATAAACGCTCCTAGTGCTTTTAAACTGTCAGTTTCAAATGCGTTTAATCCTTCAGCTACGTTTTTCATTAAAGTAGCTAAGCCAGAACCATCTACATTAAGTAACTGAGTTAACTTGTCGCCAACGCCAAGAGCTCCAAAGAAACCGGCGATACCAGCTCCAATAGCAGTGATTCCAACAGCTGCTTTTGCGGCTTTACCTACGCCAAATAAAGCAGCTAAAGCTCCGCCAGCTGCCATGAGTCCACCAAGTCTTATCATTCCATCGTTGTCTAGTGCACTTAACGCAGTACCAAAATTTGTTAAAAATTTAGCTAGGTTCTCGCCACCACCACTGTTCATCAGTTCCATTGCTTTGTCTGATACTGCTAAAGCTGTAAAGAATGCGGCTATTCCACCACCTACTAATGCTATTCCAGCTCCGGCAGCTCTTCCTCTGCCTATGGTACCAAATAATGCTCCACCGAGCAATACGGTGCCAAGAGCTTTAAACCCTTTCTCGCTGAAAGCTTCTAAACCTTGTCCTAAGTTTGTAAGTAATTTTTTAAGATTATCGCCACTACCAAATTTTTGCATGATGGCTTCGGCACCAGCAAGTCCAACAAAGAAAGCTCCTATTCCGGCTCCTGCCGCACCTATACCTACTCCAGCTCCTGCTAGTATTCCGCCTATTCCACCAAATCCTCCTAAATTAAAAAGACTCTTATTTGTAGTACCACCACCTGCTTTTGCTGTTTTAGCTTGCGTTGCTGTTTTACCGCCTTCTCTACTATCTTCTAATTTCATTCGAGCTTGATCGGCAAAGTATTTGCCAAACATGTTTTCAAGTCCAGCAATACCAGCGTTTATGTCAACGTTAGTTTGATTATTCGTTTTAAGTTGTTCTACTACATCTGCTAATTTAGCCATTTGCCTGTCTCTGTTTGAGTTCCTCTTCTTTTATCAGATCAATTAACATATTAACATATACTTCTTTTTCCCACGGTATCAAATTGTCTATCTCAGCGAGTGAGTATTTATGGTGTTGCATTAAATCAAAATTAGTCTTATAATACACTTGCAACGACGTGTGAGATAGACCTATTATAAAAAACTTTGCATTCCTTCTAGTAACATTTCATTTTTTGCGTTACAGTGAGAGCACGTGTATTCTACAGTATGAGTAAGCTTTGGAATACTTTCTACGTATCCTCTAATCATACCAAATTGAGCTTGAGTCATTGATTCTAAAAACTCTTGAAATTCTTCATGACGTGTTTCACTCATAGGTATTCTTTCCTCTTCAGTCATTACGCACACTACTGATTCTTTAATCAAAGCAAATGCTCGCTCTGTAGTATTAGTACCAAGAGTTTTTTCATTTTTCATCATAGAAGAAAATGTGGGGTGTTGCATTTCTACTGTAATATTATCAGTAATTTTTATCTGATTATCTTTAGTTTGTCCACTCATCTTAATCTCAGTTAAATCAACGTTAACTTCTGTCTCGCCTTGACACTTTTCACATTTTAAATTAACCTTAGTCGTTTCTCCAACTGACTTTGCTCTTAACTGCAAGAACAAATATTCCACGTCATATCCTGTTAATTTACTAGTATCAATTTCATCTATGATACAACCTTTCACAGCGTCAAGCATAGACATAGCTATTTGTTGAGGATCTTGAGATTCGAGCGCTATCAGTAAAACTTTTTCTTCTTTTACAAGAAAAGGTCTCACTGTCACTTCTTTATTCAAAGATGGTACTAAGATTTTATACTTTGGTACCGTCGTATTTAATTTAGGCAATGCCATTATATTTTACTCCTTATAATATGTCGATTCCACCTAATGGAGTATCTATATCCATATTGATGAATCCTTGTGTTCTTGACGATCTTCTCCAGTTCGTGTATGCAAAAGTTGCAGTAAATTGAACTAAGCCGTCAAGATCATTATTTAGTTCAATTGCGCTTGTAGCCACAGGAAAAGCTTCTAATAAATCTACAGAATAAACAGTTCCTCCTCCTATTCCACCACTAAATCTTACTGGTCCTACTTGTTTACTAAAACCAGCTAGAGGCTGTCTTAATTGGTGTATTGTTACTGTTCTAGCGTATTCATTTTTGTAGCCTGCTGTCATTCCTGCTTCGTCTACCACTGTAGTTCTCCAAGTGTCAAAATATTCTTTAACGCCGTAATCATTCATAAGATAAAAAGTCATAGACACGTCATCAACAGCATAACCATAAGCCATTTTTTGAAATTCCATACCAATTCTTCTTTCACTTGTAAGTATAGATTTTGCAGGTAAAGTAGCGTTAGAACATAGAATATTTAGTTCTCTTGGATTTGCTCCTTCAGTAAAGAATCCAAATAATCCACCACCTCCAAAAGACGGTAACGTAACTAAAAATCTGTTTGGTCTTGCAAATCCTAATTTGGTATTTGCCAAAGCTTTTAATTCATCTACACTAGCCATTTACTGTTTTCCTTGAATCTGAATATATTCTTCCTGCTGAAGATTTTTCCCATTGTGCCGTTGGTAGAAAAGTAGCTATCTCCCATTCAGGTGCCGGCACTTCTGCAAATCTAGACTTTACGTGATCTAGTAGATAATGTTTAAAGCAGGGTTTAAAGTATCTCATATTTCTAGAACTATTTAATAACCTATAAGTTAAATTAAATTTAGTTGACTCATCATACTTTTTATTATTTGTAATACCTAATAAAGCGTCTAAGAATTTTGCTCTTAGTATAGGTGGCAAGTAATGCAAGTTAATTCCACGAAATCCGCCTTTTGCTGGTTCAACAGGTATAGTCAATGGAAACCTATCGTAATATGGAAGTTTATCTTTATGCTTTGGATCGTAAAAATACATAAACATTCCACCGTAACTGTGCGTAGCTCTTCGAGTTACTTCAGGTTCTCTCATTAATTGATCTCGATTAACACGTGTTAATCGTTGAACTCTTTTTCTAAACCACTCGCGTGACTCTTGCGTACGTGGATTAATACCTTTTCTAAAAGCTTCAAGTTCTAGTTTTTGAAATAGATTACTCATGATTCTATTTATAACTATTTTCTGCGTTTTTTACGTCTAAATGGTTTAAGCTTTGGTAATGATTTAAGTTTTCCTGGGACCGGTTTCTTCATAAGTTTCATTTCTTGTAATGTTTTTTCAGTCCATACTTGAAACTCCCATCCTCTATCTTTTGCGTATTCGTTTGCTGCTTCCCACTTATTCATATTTTTTATATATGTTAGTCCTTCATTGATATATCTCTTAGTTTTCTTTGGTCCTGTTGGTGGAACTGTTTCTTTTTCTGGCTTAATTTCTACAAGAACTGTCTTATCGTCATCATAAGTTATTTTCATATCAACAAAGTACCTATGATATTTTTTATCAACTTCATAATAATATGGAACAACTACCTCTTCAGAACTCCACCTTTTAACTTTAGGATTGCCATCACACCACATAAAAACAGCCTTCTCCCAAAGAGACCTATATACTATATTAGCAACATCTCCAGTATACTTACTAGGATTTTTGATTGAATATCTGCCTGAATATACCATGATAACTATTATAAATAGAAAAATAAAACTTAATAATACTATCTATAAGGAAATGCTATGCCACCATTTGATTTTCCCGCTGTTAAGAGCGGAATACTAAAAAAAGATCCTAGTGGAGAAAACTTATCTTTTTCTGATGACGCTCAAGGAAGCTTATCTAGGTTAGCTAAAAATGTAACTAGTAGCGGAACATCAGAAAAAATACAAGAAACCCAGGCATCTGGCCAAAGTATTAAAGCAGTCGGAGAAACATTACAATATCCTACAGATACTGGTGATCCGGCGTATCAAGCTAGAGTCACTTTTAGAATGTACTCATTGCAGCCAAATCAAGAAGGTGCCGATAGTAAAAGTCATATTAAAACTTTAGAAGATAACGTTGCTCCAAAAGGAACAAATGCATTTTTTGCGAATGACGCAGAGGCTTCACTTGGTCCGGCTACTATAAATTCTGTACTGGAAGGAGATGACGACGAGGCTCTTGAAAGTTTAGAAAGAAGTATTGCTGGTCAAAATGCTAGAATACAAGGAAGTGGGATAGACGGTCCAGCTCAAGCTGCGCTATCATCTGCCAGCACCACAAAAGGTGGAGGAGGCAACACAAAAATTTTAAAATCTATAACAGACAATTTAAAAGATAAATATTCCGCAGGCAAATCTTGGTTTCTAGATAACAACTTTACAAAAGCAGCTGCTAATGTTCTTCAAGGCGGAATAACTTTTCAGCCTGTTCCGGGCGATCCAGTAGTAGACATGTACTTTCCGTTACAAATGCAATTTGTAGATAACGCACAATACGACGGTAACGCTGCACTAGGATTTTCTGGAGCGGCCGCTACTGCAGCAGCTGAAGCTGGATTTGGAGCGTTAGGATCGGTAGTAGAATCTGTAAATGCTCAAACAAGCAACATCTTTGATCTTTTTAAAGGCAATAATAGCTTAGGAGAAGGTGCTGTAAGATTAGCATCAGCAAGATTAATAAATGCCATAGGAGCTCTCCCAGGAGCTAGTGGAATTAAAAACGCTCTGACTTTACAAAATAGAGTAGTTGTAAATCCAAATATAAGAGCTCTATTCAGAGGAATAGCATTAAGAGAGTTTACGTTTCAATTTAAAATGATTGCTGAATCTGCACAAGAGGCTGAAACTGTAAGAAAGATAGTCAAACATTTTAGAAAACAAATGTATCCAGACACTATAGCTGCAAACGTCGGAAATGGAGTATCAGCAGATTTAGGTTTTAGATTTCCTAATGCTTTTAAAATTACTTTTAAGTATAGAGGAGCCACTAACAAAAAAATACCACAAATAAAATATTGTTACTTAAGAAATGTAAGTCATTCAATAAACTCAACAGGCGGAACGTTTAGAAGAGATGGACAAGCTAGTGAAATAGATTTAAATCTTAGTTTTGTAGAGTATAAAGCATTGACTAAAGCAGACATAGACAAGGGTTTTTAAAATGCAATACTTTTCAGAATTTCAAACTTTACTTTATTCGTTTGGCGATGAAGTAGATCCAGTAATATTTCAAGATATTTCGAGATATGCTGATGTCGTAGATCAAGTAAAAGATAATTTGTTATTTTACAACTTTCATACAATACAAGAAGGATTTAGACCTGATCAAGTGTCTTTACAGTTATATGGAACTTCTTTGTATTACTGGACTTTTTATATATTAAACGATGATTTACGCGAACAAGGTTGGCCACTGACAAGACCAGAACTTGAAGCATATACAAAAAAAATATTTCCAAACACAGTGATAAACACTAGAGACAAGATTACTGATAAATTTAAAGTAGGTCAGGTAGTTACAGGTAACACCTCTGGAGCAAGTGGAACTATAATAAGACGTAACTTAAACTTTGGGCAAATCGTTGTAAATGGTTCTGTTTCTTTTACTACAAGTGGAGAACAGATTCAATCAACAAATTCTAGTGGAGTAACTGAAAGTATCACTGCCATATCTAGTAGTCCTGAGTATCAATCTACCAGTCACTATATAAATGAAAGTGGACAACAAGTTGACTTAGGAATTGATAGCGACGCTACTTCATCAACCTTTCAAGGTTTGTTACCACCCGGAGCTCAGTTAACTGAAAGAACGTTTGAAGAGGTCTATCTCAATATAAATGAAAGCTTGAGAAGTATAAAGGTGATAAAACCATCTTTAATAGGCACTTTGATTTCTAGTTATAAAAAAGCTATGAGAGAATAATATGTCTGAATTTACGATTGAAGCTCAATCAGAATTTATTATAAACAAAGCAGATATTACTAGTGATAGGTTATCTATTATTACAGATATAAAAAATGTCATTACTGATATAGCTCTTTATGAACATATAGAAAAACCGTACGTCACAGCTAGAGTATCTTTTGTGGATGAGGCTAATTTAGTACAAGGCATCGATTTTCAAGGAGGTGAAAAGTTAACCTTAGAGTTAATTCATACTGAAGCTAGAACTTCTGGATTTAGTATAAAAAAAGAATTTGTAATAGACAAAATAGAAGGTATAGTTAGGTCAGGTGAGAGAAGTGAGGTTGTAATAATTAACTGTACTGAATATCATATGTTAGAATCTACTGTTCAAAACGTAAATAAAGCTTATACTGGAGCTCCATCAAAAATTATATCATCTATATTAGATAGCTTTTTAAAAAAATCATTAGCGATTACTGGTCAAGACTCTATTACTAATATGAAAGTTATAGTTCCAAACATGCATCCTATCGAATCTTGTGTTTGGCTTAAAAACAGAATGTCTGATACTGATGGAATGCCTTACTATTTTTTCTCAACTGTGGCTCTTGATAATTTAGTTTTAAAAAGCCTTGGAACAATATTAGATGAAAAAGTTCCTATTAACATAGACATGCCTTATATATATGCGCCTAGTGTTAATTCAGATGCAGATAGTATGAGAAAATACTATGCGATACAAGATTTTAAATACAGAGACGGAGAAAATTTAGTTAAATTGATAGAACAAGGTTTAGTCGGAGCTCAATATTCTTTTCTCGACACGCTTACTGGATTACCGCAAATATCTCATTTTGACGTAGAGGCAGATGTTTTTAGAGGATTAGCAACGGATAATAGATTAGGTGGTTCTAATAAGAGACACGTTTATGGAACTGAATATGCAGTTCAAGGAGGCTTATTAACGAGCTATAATTCAAAAATAAAAACAGAAGTATCTTCAAGCGGAGCGTACGTACAAGGTAATACTTATAATAACAGTTATGGAAGTGAAACTAGTTCTTTTTTGCATAAAAGAAAAGTTATAAGTAAATCATTAAAAAGGTTCTTAGGAAAAGCTCCTTTAGAAATAACTGTTAAGAGTAGAGAGTTTTTAACAGGCGATGCCAACTATACACTAGGAAAATTAATGAGAATAATATTT